TTGTGTATACCAAACTGATTAGGTTCCCATAAATGAAACCTACACAGTCGTCCTAACAATGTACGGATTCGACCAGAGTCCTGGGCACGTTGCATGACATTGTCCATCAACATTTTTACAAATGGAACTCTGTTGTGATATTGTTTAAACAAAGCCTCTGCTTTGTCTTTACTAATACCAAGTTCTGCTTGTAATTTATTTTTACCCATACCATAGAACAGGCCAAGATTTATGGTCTTAGCCTGTGATCTAGGTATCTCTGCCATGTCTGCAACGATCGTATGAAAATCCGCATCGCCCTCACGATACGCATCCAATACATCGCCCACTCCATAGAGATTCTGTAAAGCTGCATAATGCACTACCAGCCTAGGCTCTTGCTGAGAATAGTCAAAACAACCCCATGTATGGCCCTCCTCGGGCACAAATAAGGCCCTAATCAAAGGTCCGAGGTCCTTGTTCCTAGCTGGAATCTGCTGTAAATTTGGGTTTGAATACGAGAATCTGCCTGTCACAGTTCCGCCATTATCTGATCTAAGTTGATTTATTTCTGCATGTATTCTACCTTTATGTGAATACTTAATTATGGTATCAATAAAAGTGGTATGGGCCTTGTTTATTTCACGGGCTTGGGCAATTAGTTTCACAGTTGGGTGGGGGTGATTCTGTAAAAAATTTTTAGTAAAGGAAGGTGCAGATGTTTTCTCAGTTCTATCGTAGTCTAGTTTCAGTTTATCAAAGACTTGTGCAATCGATCTGGCTGCCCATATCTGAGTATCTACTCCTGTTTCTTTTTTCACTTGGTGTAGCAATGATTCTTCTTTTTTGGTTAGTTGCATTTTTAGTTGATTGGCTGCTGTCACGTCTACCCGCACCCCTAGGAAACGCATATCAACAAGACAAGGAAACAGCTCAGTCTCTAAGTCAAAAATAGATTGTATATCTTGGTGAAGTATTTCTTTTTTAAGTTCTTGCCATAACTCTAAAGTTATTTCTGCATCTTTTTCTGCGTATG